TGGGCGAAAATTTCAAGCCGGTTATTCCACCTCTAGCCAGTCTTCCGCAATGGCAAAAATTTCCGTCTCATCTTCAGATGAAAGACCGAGATAGGGCCGCGCCGGGGTGGAGACTTTCCGATTCCGGCCCGCTTCGCCGCCGAGCTGGTGAATGGCCGCATAGACCAGCGCCGAACCGATGCGGACCTCGTTTTCGCTAGCGACCATATTGATCGAGCCACGCAAGGCTCCGGAAGCGCGCAGGATCGTGATCGGCGCATTGCCGTATTTTCGCATGCGCAGATCCCGCGTCACCAGCGACAACGTTTTCCACCGCGAACCATCAGGGGCCGTTTCGCTATCAAAACGCTCATCGGTCGAATTCAGCAGATGCTCACCGACATTCTTGTGAAACCCCTCGCGGTTCGTCATGCGCTCGACCAGCTCAGCCAGCTTCTCGCGCATGTCGGCGTCGTTGATCGTCGTTTTGTAGCTGATGCCTGTCATTGGACTTTTCCGCTATTCGGGCCTATATTGTCACTGTCAGTGAGCGAGACCGGCGATGGTCACGCCAGTTCGCTGGCACGAAGGCCGGATCGCTCCCGGCCTTTTACTTTTTCGGGCGCTTGTAAATCAGCTTGCCGACGCGCCGTTTCTCCAGCGCCGCGAAATCCGCGTCACCCTTCTTGTCGGTGAAATCGAAGCTGGTGACCGCCTCCCAAGACTTCTCCCCGATCTCGAAGACGATCTGCATGGCGGTTTTCGGATCGACGCGGATGTAGCGCCGGTCCACGACCAGGTCGCCGCTTTCGGCCTTGCGGGCAACACCCATCCAGATTTCGTCCGGATCGAGCAGCGCTTCCGCCATCATCGACATGACACGATGCCGGTTGCGCTTGAGCGCTTTCAACTCGCCATGACGATTTCTGAAGAGCAGATCGGACACCGGGATTTTCGTACCGGACTTATCCTCGAACAACACGGCCCGGTCGATATCGGCCCCGAAAGGCTTGAGGAATTCGCGGACATAATCTTCCGGCGTCTGGCCGTCCTTCAGCAGTTTCGCCTTGAACGGTTTTGCAGCCTTGACGAGATCGGAGATTGGCTCCGGCGTGTCGATCGCGACGGCCATGCGCGGATTGCCGAACAGTTCGCGGCCTTCATCCATCAGGGTGGATGGCGTTAGACCACGCTCCCAAAGATCGCCCGGCATATAATCCCAACCAAAACCGATGCCTTGCGGCTGTTCGATCAGACTGCCGGAAACCGGATCGATCATAGGCATCATAAGATCGGCGGGCGCTTCGTCCGGACCATCCATGCCCCGGCGCTTCAGATCGCGCAGCGAGAGCGAGCGGACGCCGCAGGAGCAATACCAGTCGTTCGGCGGAAAGTGCTTTTTCCACCATGGATCATCGTGGCGATAAATCCTGCCATGCAAAGCCTCATGGGATGGCCGGGGGATTTTCGGCTTGCGGGTTTCGCCGTGCCGGTACTCCCAGAACGGCCGCAGCTTGAGCACGTCCGGGTCGCGCATCTGTTTGAGGCGGCCCGCCATATAGGCCGTTCGCATGTTGGTTTCGAAAATGACGCGGGTGCGCCATCCGTAATCGCCCTTGTACGTCCAGCCGTATTTCGAGACGATCCGGTCGAAGTCGTTGCGGAAGTCTTGAAGCGTGCCGCCCTTTTCCATGATATCGGCTATCGCCGTCTGGAAATCGGAGAGCATGGCCAGATCGGTGGCACCGGCAATCACGAAAGCACGGTCATGGGTGCCGCGCATGGCGTCGGTCCATGCCTTGGTGGGCTTGCCGCGCTTCTGCCTGAAGAACTCTATCTGTTCTCTGAAAGGTTGGCTGAAGACGTTAAAGCCATCAGGCTCGGCAAAGCTCGCCTCGTCCTCGCCATCAAGGAAAACCGCCTCGCGACCCTGAAGGCTGGAAAGCTCCAGCGCGTCCCCAAGCAGTTTCCCCAACGTGTCCGGAGACCATTTTGCGCCGAGCTGGAGAATGGCGCGGGCTGCGGCCGGAAGATCGGCGGCGCTGTCTATCGCGGCACGGATGGCATTCAAACGGCGTGTGAAGTGTCCGGCTGTCAGTTCCTCCACCCGGTCGGCAACATCGCTGACCGGATCGGGTTCGGCCGCAAAACCTACCGAGCTACGGAGTTTTTTTTTACGTCGAGCGGCCCGAACAGCGCGGCAAAGGCCGGGTTCTCAGCGGCGGCCCTGCGCAACACAGCATCACGCTTTCCTTGTTCCGAGAAGGCGAAGCGCGCTTCCACCAGCCGGTCAATGGCGGTTTCCGAAAGCGCGTGCGTCAGTTCAAACGACACGATGAACTCGCGGGCCGTATCGTCATCATCCATCATCGCGGCGGATTTGAGGATTTCGACCAGTGCCGCGTTCTCGGAACTGGCGGCTTCCGCCTTTGCCTTGCGGGTTTCGGCCTTGGACTTTTCGTTGCTCGGACGCACGCGCCAGACGCGGGGAACGCCAGCGCCGGGGAAATTGTAGTCGATCAGCCACTGCACGAGCTGCTCGTGGAATGTGTCCGACAAATGGTCGGCATCGCTGTCCACCAGCAGGTCAAGAATATCGGCATGGGTTTCTGCGGCAGCCTTCGAACCGTTAGAACCGATATCGGTGGTAAGGGTCTCACCAAGAATACAGATGGAAATCTGGCGATCCCAATATTCCATCCATTCCCGGTAGCTGACCGATCCGGAGCGTGCCGCTTCCAGAAACTTTACGTCCGCACCCTTTGGCACTGTAATGGCAGCACTGGTCTGGATGCTGGCGAGCTTCTGCAGAAGCTGGTTCTGTTCGTCTGACAGCATGCCATAGGGCGTTTCGGCTATGACGGTCGGGCCTGCGAATTTCTCGAGAAAATGCAGCCAGAAGGCAACGCCCTCGCGCTTGAACAGCACCGCCCAGAAGAGCTGCGAGCCAAGGCCAAGCCCATAAGGGTTGTTACCGACGACGCCATGGCGATGCACGATGAACTTGCGGTCAGGCAGTTCCTCGCCGTCGTTCATGTTTGTCCAGGTCAAGAGGCGCGGCCGCCAGTCATGGCCGAAAGCGAAGCGGCGCTGATCGTGGGTTACGATCTTTTCCGGCACGATACGGTTGTCGTCACGCTTCCAGACGATTTCTGAAACGGAAAAGCCTTTCAGGATAGCGCCGCCGGACAGGTCTTCGGAGATACGGTCGAAGGGCAATTTGCCCAACGTCTTGCGCACGAAATCCGCCGCTTCCACGTCCTGCGGCTTGTCGGATGCGGCGATGCATTCCCATTCGCGGGCGACCAGATGCTTGTTGCGCTTGGTAAGGATGGCGGAGGCATGGGTGTCGCGCTTGATCTCGTCATAGATTTTGAGACCCTTGCCGCCGCCGCGCTGGATGAGCGTGTCGTCGGCATGCTGAAGCGCGCCACTGAAAAACGGGATGGTAATGTCGTTCGTCGCGTTAGCAATCAACGCACGGGCGTCTGCGGGCAGGTTCTTGCGTTCGGCTGACGTGACCGCTTCCTCTGCAAAAGAGGCCGATTTCTGTTTCCTGCGGCGGCTCATAAGCGATACTCTCCAAGTCTCTGCTGACTGCTGTTCGCAGCCGTATTAATCCCGCCGCCTGCTCCGGCCGTGGCACCGCCCGCATATTCGAGCGTGTGCTGCCAGAGCATGTCGAGGCAGTCCGGGCCATCATCGTGATCGGCGTTCGGCCACTGCTGAAGCTGGTCGATCAGCGTCTGTTGCGTTTTGTTGAGGCGGATCAATCCACCCGCAACGGGTGGCTGAAGCCGCTCGATGCGCAAATCTTTATCGGCAATCGGTGTCACCGGCACGGCGGAAATTCCAACGCCCTGCCGTGCGGCCGTCGCCATCAGCGTTGTGCGCAGGAACTCCTGAAACTGGACGGCTTCCACAAACCACAGCAGGCAGCGATATTGCCGCTGCATGGCGATGACATCGGAAATGATGATGTCAGGCAGGCGGCGGCGAATGGAAGCTTCCAGCAAATCCATGGTGCCGTGCAGCCGGTTGAAGCCGCCGACAAGAATAGCGCTCGGATCGCGGCCATGGCCCTTTTTGCCAAGCGAGGGGTCGATGGCCCCGAAATGGATAAGATCGGGCTGCTGCAAAACCCAGAACGTCAAATCCTTGAACGGGCTGGCCTCGTTGATCGGCTTGTTCTGATATTCGGTCGCGAAGCTGTCATGGTCGGACGCCCGCTCCAGCATGAGGAAGATGAGAGGCTGGATCGCGGGCCAGTTGACGATGGCACCGGCGTCCATATCCGCCTTGCGCTCGGCGTAAAATGCGCGGGCGGCGTCCTCACCGTCATTCTGGTAGACCTCTTCGAACTGGTCCCAAAGGTCCATCCGGTCGGGAAACTGAATGACCGCCTGAAACTCGGCAACACGCCAGACCGGCGATTTCGCGGCACGAACAAGCACGGCGTCATAATGAAGGACGGTCCCGACCCAGACCACGTCCATGGAGCCGTCAGGCGGGCCGACCTTCAAGGCGGCGCGCTTGATCCAAGTTTCGAGCTTCTTGCGCTGCTCGGGCGACCGCACGGCCTCGTCATTCTCCAGATCGTCAAAGAACATCAGGTCCGGACGATATGGACCATGGCGACGGCCGCGCAGTTTCTGGTTCGCGCCAAGCCCTTCGACGCGGATATTGTTCTTGGTGACGATCTCGCCTTCACGCCAGACACGTCCCTGACCAGCAACCTCGGGAAAATCGTTGGCAAGGCGGGGATTTTCCGTCAGTTCTGCTTTGATCGCCTCTATCAGCAGTGCGGCCTGTGCATAGACGTCGCAGACCTCCAGAATATACCGCTTGTAGCCAAGGCAGATGCAATAAAGCGCAAAACCGAGTGACAGGTGGGTAGATTTGGACGAGCCGCGTGGCGCGATGAACAAATCTCTAACGCCCTTTTCGGAGGCTAGGATTTCCGGAACGCGCGCAAAGATTGTCTTGTGAAACAGGCTGTGTTCGCCCTTCACATAGTGCGGCAGGTAGGTCTCCAGAAAATACTGGAAGCCGGTTTCCGGAATTCTGACTTTAGCCAGGCGCTCAGCTTTGGCCTTCGGATCGGCCGCAAAGGCGGAAACCGACAGGTCCACCCACCGGGCGAGCTTATCGGCTTCGTCCGCGATCCAGTCGCGAAAATCCTTGTCGCTGACCTTCGCCTTCAGAACCGGTTTTTTCATCATGACGAAAAGGCGCTCGCGATCCTATCACCGAACGGGACAAGGATTTCCTGCACCACGGAAATGTGCTGCGGGAACTGCTCCTGAACGAAGGCAATGAGGTGCTGTACGACGGACTGCGCCACGCCCAGCTCGGAGATTTTCGGCGCCAGCTTTCCGGCAGACGCCGTGACCTTAACCATGGCATCGCCCAGCGCCACCATGTGCTTGATCTTCTGGTCAATGGAGAGGTCTTTGTTGTTCTTAACCTCGTCCAGCAGGGCCTGCGCCATGATGACGAAATCTTCGACAACCGACGACACGACAACGTCGAGACCTTCACCGGCTAGCACGGCACCCGAGCGTGCCATGTCCCAATCGTCACCATCAGCCTTTGCCGCCGCCTTCCAGCGCCCGATAGTGGCCTGACTGACGTTCAGCGTCACGGCAATGGTGGCAAGTGTCATGCGCCGATAGACATAATCGGAGCGGGCCTTGCGGCGGGTTTCCATATCGTTAGCCACTCAAGCCGCCTTTCAGGATAAAAGTCATGATGCCGCCGACGATGGCAGCGGCCACCAGCCATACGACCTTGCCGATGGAGGTTTCGATTTTTGTGAGACTGGTACGAATACCGTCCATGCGCTCGTCACGGACGGCGCTGTCCCGTTCCAGCACGGTGACGCGGCCGGTCAGGTCATCGATCCTCGTGTGCGCCTGTTCCACCTTTGTGGCGATATGAGAAGGGAAATCAAAGCCGTTCATCGGCGTCCTCGAATGGCGGCAGCAATTGCATTGAGACCGCCGCCGACAGCCTGAATACCGAAGAAGGAAAGAAGGATCGCGCCCTGCCATTCGTCAAATGGTGCGGGAAATTTCGGGATTGACCAGCCCAGCTTGAAACAGGTGTCGAGCGTAACGAGGAGGAGATGCAGCGCGAAGCATCCGGCGATAATCGCCGTGATCAGCCGCATTTCCCAAAAACCGGAAGACGCTAACCGGATTTCCTTGGCATTTCGGGCCGCGTCGATCTGGCGGTTGACATCGGAAATCGCAGCATCGGCAATAAGCCGCTGCTGGTCGTTTTCCGCCTTCAGACGCAATTCATAGGCGCGGGTCAAAGCGCCCGCCAGATCACCGGAAAGCCATCGCAACAGGGAAGCTATCATCAAATCCCCTTGATGCGATTGACGGACCAACGGCCCGAACCGAACATGTAAAGCGCTGCGCCGCCCATCAGCAGCAACAGCGCCGTGACGCCGAAGGCCCAAGGGTTGTTAACGCCGACAAGGGCGGAGGCGACTGCGGTGCCGACCGTGCTGCCGATCAGGGTTTTAACCGAACCGCTGGCGGACGGTTTGACGTCATCCGCCGTCGCCAGCGCATGATTGGCATCGGTTTTCTGAAGCGGAACCGAAGCGGCCTCAATGGCATCAAGGAAATTCTTGTGATAGCCGGCGATCAGCTTCGCCTTGTCTGTCCCGTTGACGATCCGGCGTGCGCCTTCAGCATCGTCCACCGTCTCGTTGAAATAGTCGGAAAGCCTGTGGGCACCATTGGTAAACAGCCCTTCGGCCATGCCGACGATGGCTATGCGGGCGCTAATAACGGGGTCCATCGCCAATGCGGGATTGCCAACGAGATTGACATTCAGCCGCTTGCCAAGAGCATCGTAATTGACCCTATGGGTGAGCTGGATGAAACCACGTCCGAACCAGCCATCGCGCCAGTACGGATTTTTCACGGAACCAAGTTTTCCGGCTTTCAAAGCCGCCTCAAGACGGCTTTCCGCCTGCGCGTCGGAAGAGGCGTTCGCCTCACGGATCGGCTGCATCTTGCCGCCCGTCTCATGGAAAATCTGCGCGAGGATATTTGCCAGCCATCTGCGGTCGAACAGCTTGTAATATTCCCACTGTTCCAGAATGACGTTGATGCCATCGATCTGGCTTTGCGTCAGACGGCCACCGAAGGGCGCACGGCGAATGTAGGAAAAGAAGGTGGTCTGGTTTTTGATCGTCGACATATCGCCTCGCGGGTGCGGTTTGCAGTTCGTGCGAGGACATTGGCAAGGCCACAAAAAGAAAATGACCGGAACTCGGTTCCGGTCAGGTGTTTTCGAAGAGATCGAACTGATTGCTTGGCGGGGCGTTGGCAACTTCGCGGACCCACCGCTGCGTGATGCCAAGGCGTCGGGCAATTTCCCCGCGGGACAGCCCCTCCGCCTCCAGACGCCGGATATCGGCCTTCAGGCTGCGCGGCGGGCGGCAGTGCGGGACCGACAAAAGCGATCCGCCCATATATTTGCATACCTCATACCCATCCTCTTTGCCAAGAGCCAGAATGACGGCATGCTGATCATGTGGGTTTTTCGGAAACTTGATTTCCATGCCGCCGTAGGTCTGCACGATCTTTAACGCAAGACGCATACCGATGGTTTCAGCGATCTCCTCAATGGATGCGGGCATCGGGCGAGCGTCGGTCATGCCAGCACCGCCTGACCGCCGGAAACCATATTCCGCAAAACCGATTGCATAACGATGAGCGCCGCTGCTACACGTTGAGCGTTAGAAACGGGGGTGTTTCCATGAAGTTGCTTATTGCCGCCATTTTGTCTTTCGCTACGCCTTTCGCGGCCTATGCTGGTGCAGATTGGCAGAAAAAGGCGCTCTCCGCTGTCAAGGCAGAAAAGACCGTGCTTGACGCCAAATGGCGTATGCCGAACCAAAACGTACTTTGGGTGGCAATGGCGGCAGACGGCAGCAGTAGGGATGGTTTTGCTGAATATCTGTGCGAGGTTATTACCGACACTGCCCCGGCTGGCGCTCTGAAGACCGTTTGGATTTACGATCCCGCATCCTATAAGTCTGGCGGCACGGCGATGGGAACGGCTGCTTGCAAGTGAGATCAAATCTTGCCTGCCTTTCCACGCCTCTCCATCGATTTCAGCGCAGACACAATTGGTTCGGCCTGTGCCTGCGATAGAAAATCCACATCGACCACCACGTTGGTCTCTTCTGATGAAATGAACCGCTTGCAGAAGGCGTTGAGCGCCTTCACCGAAGCATCGTCAATCACGCCGAGCCGTGCGCAGGATTTCCAGAGCGCGTGAATATAACGCGACCATGGCCGATTGGCGGTTGGGCGATGTTTTTCAAGCTTTCCCTTGGCCGACTTTCCCGGCAGCACCTTGAACCCGAGACGCTTGAATTCATCCACCACGTCGATACGCTGGCGCTCAGACATGGCGCGGAGCGATGCTATTCCCGCGACGCGGACCAGCAAAGCGCGGTACTCGGTTTCCTCCATCTCTAACTGCGACTTGGCAACGTTGATAATGGCGATGGTGTTCACTCTGCACCTTCCATTTCTTTCGCAGCCATGGCGGCAAGGACGGATGACGCAATAAAGCGGGGCGGAAAAATACGGGCGTATACGAATTCGACCGTCATGCCCTGTTCCTCAGCAGCCTGCCAGTGAGCGTCTTTTGTGACCGGATCGGTAAAGACAGATGCAATGGCGTCCTCTTTCGTGCGGCGAAAGCTGTGCGGCAACAACACTCCGTCCGGAGAGCAGACCGCATAACCCTGAGCGAATGACGAGGGGATGCCTTTGATCACGCTGCACCTGCCGTTTCCAGCTTCGGGCGACGGCTGTCCGCCCAAGCCCGGAAGGCATCGAACTGGCAGCGCGAGCAAGGGCGCATTTCACCTTCAATGATGCTTTTCACCTTGCCGCTACCATCGCAGCAGCGGCATTTCGGCTGAATTGGCGCGATTGTCGTCATATTGCACCTTTCCGTAGTTCGGCCCGCACTTCATCAACGCTGATGCAGATCGTATCCGCGAGAAGCGCCATAAGCTCTGGCTCTTCACCGTCATGAGTGAGAATGAGAGTGCGTTTCCCGGCCCCGGCCATCCAGCCCAATTCAAGATGAGCGCTACGTCCGCATGGAAGAACCAGAACGCAGGTGTCAGCCCATCGCATCGCTGCAAAATCAGAATTGAAGCCCTGCGCGGCGCGTGGATTCGTCAAGAGCGCGTTTCGGTAGTCCACCGCCTTACAAGGCAATGGCAAGCCAATCTGGCTCCACGCGAAACCGGTGCTGTGCGGCGGGTTCCGGAAATCGTAGACATCATGACCATCATTGCGAAGCACGCTGACAATCGAAGGCTGGTGAGGATTGCGCCAAGACGAGGCGACATAGATACGGCTCATTCGGCGCTGCCCCCCTGAAGCGAAACGACTGCGGCGATAGCGACGAAACCTGCGGCGTTGTTTAGCGTCATGACGATATTCGCTGCGATCAATGAGACGGTGTCGTCGGGCATCGAACCAGAAGAGTCGATGGTGAGAAGCTCCTCACCATCCGCATCCAGCAGAACGCCCATATCCCTCTCCGAGTATGTCAGCGGAAAAGAGACACCCAATTCGGCCATCGCCGTAAGGAACATTTCTGGTGTTACGGGATTTTCCACGTTCGCTTTTTCCATTTTTCTTACCTCACTGAACCGTGGAAATTTCGAGTTCGAGCGGTTCGATTGCGAACACCTCGCCCTCCGATTTGATCGTGACGCCCGCGACGGTGCGCGCCTTTTCGGGATCGTTCAGCATGGCTTCCTTGTTGATTTCCTCCTTCTCGCGGATGAACGCCTTCAGGCCGAGAGACTTGAGAGCCTCAATGACGGCTTCCGCGCCACGGATGGAGACACTGGCGGGCAACGAGCGCCACCGGACAGTACCCGTGCCGAAGTCGTGGAATTTGACCTTGTCATTGTTGGTGAGGATCATGCGATTGGCCTCGCACCATGCCTGCACGCCGCGCTCATGTTCCGCCAGCTCGGCAGCAAAATCGGCAGTATCGGCTTCAAACCGTTCGCCAATCATACGGATCGCCTCGTCCGCTAACGCCTTTCTGGCGGCGATCTCGCGGCGCAGCGTGCCGACGCGGCCAACTGCCCGGATGGCGTCCTCACGGGTCTGGGGAACGCGGGAGATGGCTTTGGATTTCTTTTTCAGTGCAGTTTTCATGTGGAATGGACCTCGTATCAAGCAGTTTCGGTAGGGTTGCTGGAAGGTTTGGCCTTGCGCGCGCTGGCGAAGGCGGAAAGCGAAACGACGTTCCCCGAAAGAAGCGGGCGCAGATCGACCGGCGCGGCCGTGGTGGATTGCAGCACCGCTTCCATGTCTTTCGCGTGCGCCTCGCAGGACGAAAGAAGTATGGCGACGGCTCCGGCCGCTTCGGGCGGCAAGGATGCGCCGCCGTTCTCGTAGGACTGCATATGAACTTTGATAAATGACAGGAGAGCCGAGAGCTTCAGCATCTTTGGGTTCCTTTCAGTGGTCGGAAACAAGGGCGATGGACGAAAGAAGCTGACCGTTGAGCGGCACATGCGGGCGGCCGGTCAGATATTCGATGGTCATTTCCATATGCTTCGCCTCCATCTCCATGAGGCGTAGCGTTAGAAAAAGCTCCGGGGCATCCAGCCCGTTAACGAGCGGCAACAATCGGTCGCGCAACTGCGCGGCGGCGTCAGACAGCATTGGCCGGCTCCGGTTTCTTGTGGTTTTTTGGGTTCTGCGGACATGACTGGCACGCCAGCCATTGTTTGAGCTTGACAGGATCACTTTTCGCCATCGGCGCTTCGCGATGGCTAACGCAGGTGCCGGGGGCGATGGCGTCACGAACATGCGGGCACCAAACCTGCTGCCCGTAGAGCGCCATGACCTTGTGCGCGATCTTCGCCTGCACCTTGTTCATGCCAGCGCTGTAGGTTCCGGAGCAAAGCAGCGATATCGCCGTGCGCGACACGCCCAATTCGTCACCGATCTGCTTTTTCGTGCGGTCAGGCTTGGCGGCTTCAGCACGCAGAACGTCCAGCCACGCGGGATCGACAAGAGGCATCAGGCTTGCTTGGCGCATGGCATGGCCTCTCTGGTGTTAGGGTCGTAGACGCTGCCATCGACACTGCTGACGACAGGGGCAAGCAATCCGGAATTGCGGACAAGCCGGTAGCGCATTTGGCCTCTCGGGCCTTTCGGCAATTCGATGAGGTAGCCCGCCCGCTTCAGGGCAAGCAGGTATTTTCCCGCTTCGAATTCCGGGCGCTTCAGCGGCCAATTCGCCGCCATGACCAATTCGGCCGCCATGAAAGTCCCGGACATCCGCATGATGGACCAAAGTCGCTGACGAAAACTGTCGGACGGCGGGGCGGCGGGGCGGATCGGCTGCACCGGCATTGGGATATTGCCGGTGCGTTTCGCCTTTTGCCCTACAGCCGTGAGCTGGTAGCAACCCATCTTGCGGCGCTCGATCAGGGCGGCCGTCACCATCTTGGCCGTGACGCGGGCAAGCTGTGTCCGCGTCAGGCCGGATTTTTCCTCAAGGGTGTCGAGCGTCAGGCACGCCGTGCCGTCGAGCGCTTCAAAAATACGGTCAAAATGCAGGGTCGAGCCATCCCGTTGCATCAGGCAAACTCCGGGACATGAATGGGCTTGCTGGTGCGCCGGTCGCTGAGAACTTTCAAGCCCGACATATCGGCCACGGTCACACCTGCCGGGCCGGGATCGGCGCGCAGGCCGAACTTTTCGATATTGGCGATGGCTTCCAGAACTTCGCGGTTAAACCCCTGTGAAACCTTCAGCACGAAATCAACGAGGCAATCGGCCACCTTGACCTCGCATTTGCGGTCGATCAGCAGCCGGATATCCTCGCGGCTGGCCTTCTGGAATTTGACGCGCTGGCTGATGCGGCTGGAAATCTGCGGGAAACGGGAAATATTGTCGTTGATCTTGCCCATGCCTACGAGGATCACCGGCATTTCCAGCATGTCGGAAATGTCACGGACGGTTTCGAGCAGGGCTTCCTTGGTCGAGATATGGTCCGCCTCGTCAATCACGAGACCGAAAGTGCGCTTGGACATCAGGGCAGCGGAATGGCGGCTGCCAAGCTCGCGCAGGATGGTTTCGTATTTTTTCTCGATGCTATAGGGTGGCTTGACGGGCAGCGCCTCCAGCAGCTCGTTCATCATCCACGCGGATTTCCATTCTTTCTTGGCCCGCAGGTAGACCCAGCCGCTTTGGGCCACCCAGTTCTTTAGCGTCGTGGTTTTGCCTAAGCCGGGTTCACCATCGACCACGGCAAGGCAAGCCTCCTGCGCGCCGCGATCTTCCAGAGCCGACAACGCCGAAAGAAAGCGCTTCACGTTGCTGGTCTCGACAAATGTATTTTTCATGCGTATTTTTCCTCGTGTTAGTGGGCGTCAGGCAACGGCGCGGATGACGTTTCGAAGGGCGTCCACGTCGATGCCTGACAGTCGAAACAGCTCAATGGTGGTTTGCCTCTGGAGGCATCGACGCAAAACACCCACCTGATTGGCTGTCAGTTTTTCCGGATTTTCTAACGCCCATGCCGCAAGCGCCTCATCAGTCGCGAAGGTCAGCCTGCGGGCGGTCTCTGCGGCTCCGGACGCCGCTGAAGGGGTTTCCGAATTGTCAATCACCAGCACTGGACCGGCCGGAACCGGCTCGGGCGTGATATCGATGATCGGCACGGGCTGGATCGGGCTTTCTTCCAGCAGATACGGGGCGATGTATTCGGCGTCGATGTCGCGGCGCTTCGCCTCGTTGCGTTTGACGCGGCCCTTGTGGCGGGCGTGTTCCGCCGCCTGCTGGAAGCTGCGCGGCACATAATCGGTCTTGTTGCCGGTAAAGTCGGCAACGCAGATCAGCGCCCCCGGCTGGCCTTCCTCGCGGTCGATCTCGCGCACCCATACATAGCGGGCCTGCGCGAAGTCGTAGCCGACCATGACCTCTTCGCCGTGATATCGCTCCAGCGCGGCGTGGTAATACTGGTTGGTGTTCCATTCCACGAGGCCGCGACGGGCGACACGGATTTCGTATGGGCGGAACAGATCGTCGCGCAGATCATCATCAACCGGGACCGGCTCGAAGCCATCAGCGACATGCAGCGCCCAAAACTCGTTGGGGGAATAGTGCCGGTACTTGCCAGTGCGTTCATCGCGGAAGCGTGGCAGGCCGTCATGCGGACGGTCGTTGTACTTGGCGATAGCTTCCTCGCACATGGCGCGGAAATCGTCCCATGACGGCAGAAGGCGCGATGTGCCGAATTCCTTCAGGTCGCTGCGGGTCGCCTTGTGAGCGATCTTGGCGGCTTCCTTATCCATTTCCGCGCCGAGATAGGTGGGCAGCTTGCGGGCGAGCGGGTTCCACACCGAGCCGTTGAACCGCTCGATAATGCCCTTGGCCTGCGAATTGTACGGAAGCGCATGCATCTTGGTGATGGACAAGCGACCCATCAGGCCGTTCACATCGCCGTCGAACGTCTTATTTTTGTATCCCGGGCCACGGTCGGTGTAGAAGATCGCCGGAATACCATGATCGCAGCAGGCGTTGCGCAGGGCTTCTGTCACCGAAATCACGTTCTCCTTGAGCGCTATGGAGAAGCCGACGCAGCGCCGGGTCGCAACGTCAAGGATAGAGGTGATCTCCGGCTTGAACGGCTTCTTCGAAAACGGGTTTTCGACTTCGGCGTCGAAGGTCTTGCCATCCGCCGTATAGATCGTGGTCGGGAAAAGGTTTTCCGTCGAGCGCTGGATGTAGGCCATGCGCGACCGGAGTGTTAGAAGTCCCTCGCGACCGACATTCTTTTCAATGTCGTTCAGCTTGTGCTTCAGCGTATAGCGAACATGCTCAATGGTCAGTTTGCTGCCGGGGTTTTCCGCCTTGTAATCTTCCAGCGCTTCCGTCGCCGCCAACTTGGACGGCTTGCAATAGAATTTGAGGAAGGCGGAAAACTCTTCCGAGATAGGCTCTTCGGTCTTTGTCAGCGCGGGCGCTAGGGCGGTGATGCCGCCAGCATCGCGGGCGCTGAACCATTCATAAATGGTGGCGCGGGAAATCCGGTACTTATCGCCCGACCGATCATTGGCGAGGCGCAGGGTATCTTCCAGCAGACCAAAACCGTCCGGGTCGGCAAGAAGGGAGACGCGCTCCAGCAGAACACGTTCCCGGCCGGTCAGTGCTTCACCGGCCTCGACCTTTTCTTTGGCGATGTTGCGCTCGGCATGTTCTTCCTGTGCCTGGACAAAGTCGAGTATGGCCTTGCGGCGGCCCCAACCACCCTTCATGGCGAGATAACGTTCAATGGCGAGAAGGATTTCGCTACGGGCCTCCATGGCCTGACGCTGGCGAAACCGGAGCGACGTGACCGGCAGCGCTGCGACCTTTTTGCGGGCGATTTCCCGCTCTTTTTCCTGAGCAGCAAGCTGATGCGCCCTGATCTCGCGACCGGTGATGACCGTATGCATAATGTCGGGCAGGACATTCAGATGGTATTCCCGGCCGCCACCGACAGCGGCGCGGTCACGGCACAGATTTTCCGGCAGGTTGTTCCAGCCCTCTTCTTTGGCACGATCTCTAACGCCGCGCTCCGAATTCGGGAAAACACTGCTTTTCAGCCCGCGCTCTGCGGCGATTTTCGCCAATTCCCCTGCGGTAAACCATTCCTTGGCTATCATCGTTTTGCTCTCCTGCGGGTATCGAGTGCCCGAATACGGGCGTCGATTTCCTCGCGATGTTCTTCCAGAAGGCGCTGCTCGATCAGGTCGGCATACTCATTCTCGATCACGGTCAGACCGAACTGCCCCGGCACGAAGCCGAGCAGGTCTTTCGCGCCGGTGGCGTGAACGAGGGCAATGAAGGCGTCGAGCGGGATGCGGTGGCCTTCCGAGCCTTCGGAAGTCCACTTGTTGAGCATTTCCACCGATACTTTCCGGTCGAGAAACTTGCTGATCTGCTGCGCAATTTCATCGCGGCCAAGGCCGTCTTCGCGGGCATCACGAAGCGCATGGGCAATCAGCCGCGCAATCTTGTTTTCCAGCCGCCCGCGACCGACCACGTCTTCGCTGTAGCCGAGAGCCACCTTGGGTGGCTCCCAACTGAACAGGTCTTTGGTGAGTGGGTCGCGGCGACGGGCCATTACTGGATGCGTCCCCGGCGCTTGAGAGAGGCAATGACCCGGTCTTCATTCTGGTCGATGACGCTATCCAGATCGTCGTCCTTCAGGTCAGCAAAGAATTTGCTCAGGATTGCGATGTTTTTCTTCATCTCCGCGATGCGGGCTTCGACCTGCGCAGACACCGCCGCGTCAGCGACGGGTGCAGGAAGGGAATTCAGGGTGCGCTTGACAGTCTCCAGCTTCTTTTCTGCTGGTGTCATCGCTGTTCCCTTGCGGAAAATCATCACCGCCTCGCTGACCGTAGAAGCGGCAGGGACGTCAGAAAGAAGCAGGTCCAGAACACCAGCCTGAGCAGCCGGCGACTGTTCGGAAAGCTCTTTCAGGCCAGACTGGTGATTTGCCAAACGCGTTCCAGCCAAGCGCTGGCGGCTTTCCGGGGTCAGGCCAGTCCAGATTTCAACGGCAAGCTCAATGGAGCGGCGGGACATGCCGATTTTCTCGGCCATCGTGGCGGCAAAACCGAAGATTTCCGGGCTTTCTGGATCAAGACGCAAATTTTGCGTTTTGATTTCCGACTTGCGATCACCGCCGTGCTTCGCTTCTGGATGCAGGCGCTCATAGACCAGCTTGAGCTCATAAAGATGTTGGCAGCGGTCGAGCTTGTTAAGATCGTATCGGCCAAGGTTCTCCATGACCTCTTCAAGCCGCGCATCGTCGTCGGTTGCAGCAGTCGAAACGGTGGATGGGATTGCCTCCCATTCGAGAAGACGGATTGCTTCGAGGCGTTTCCGCCCCGCAACCAGACGGAAACGGTTGCCAACCGCGCGGACACGAATGGGGTTTTGAAGGCCGGTACTAGCGATAATGAAGGAGAGCGCCTTGGCCTCATCCGGATCGAACGAGCGGGCGCGGTTTTCGGGAATGTCGATTTCGGAAAGGGGAATATCACGCACTTCTTTCGTGCGAATATCGATTTTGACGGCGGCTTGCGGTTTGGGCATCTATTAGACCTGAAATGTAGGTGATGTCGTCTATGCGGAGCCGCCAACGGGGGACGGCGCGGCGGCTCCGCAGGATCGCGCCGGACGCAAGAACCGGATCGGCGCGATGAAAGGGGGAGGATCAGGCGGCGGAAGCGTCGTACCTGTCGGCAATCTCGCGCAGGCGGCTGGCCACAAGCTTGGCGGCTTTGGCCTCAGCATCCCGCTTAATCTCGGCAAGCGTGACCTCGAACAACTTCGCTGCGAAGACATCGAAATCATTGGACGCATGGGTGACTTCTGCGGCGCGAACAGCCAGTTCCGCTTTAGCATTCACGGGCGACGGCTGAAACTCCGGTAGCGCTGCGGCAAGCTTCTCCTGCTCAATGGCACGGCGCTGGCGACGGTCGCCAACTGGCTCCCACTGCTTTTCAGGCGAAACGACGGCCACTGCTTGCGCCGTAACTTCCGGCTTCGGCTTCTCGCCACCTGGGCGGGGAATAAGGTTCGCCTGAACACCGGCGATCCAGCGCTTCACAATCGAGCGCGGTGGCGGTTCTATATGGAGAAGGCGCAAATCCTGCGCGAAGTCCTGATAGGCCGTCTGACCGTTATAGCTGCTGGACTGCGCTTCGTCCCAAAGACGGACGGCAGACGGGAGCGCCGGGGCAGGCAGATCGTGGAAGAAGGGGATGACTTCGCTCATGCCGCACACCCTTCCGGCAGATGGCCAAGGTCACGCGCCATGGAGATTGCGCCAGAAACAAATGCCGCGATCTGGCCCGCACGAAAATGAATATCTACTGGAAATTCGTAGAAGGTTTCTTCGTACCAGATGTTTGCAGCGGACTCGGCCCGTTCGGCCATTTCCAGTTCGGAGGCAAAGCCCTCAATCGCGTTTCGAATTTCCGCATCGTCGATGTCAGCGACAATCGGATAGCTGGACAGAAGAGCCTTCATGCCGCCACCCGTGTGTCAGCCGCCACGTTAGATTTTTGACTTTCTAACGGAGGGTACTTTGCTGTATCCAAGATGCCGGAGCTTTTCTTTGGGTAACGATTCGGCCAGAGGTGTTCGGGCTTCTGTTCTATGAACGAAGCAAGAGTTGCCTGACCTTCGTAATGCGTGATGGTGTTCAGTTTTCGTAGCAGGGAGCTATGCAATCCAGAACGAATTGCGAGTTCGGTTAGTGTCATGCCTCTACGGTGGACTTCGGCCTTTATGGCTTGCCAGTCCATCACCGGCTTTGATTTGCTCATAGGTTTTCTCCGCTGAGAAAACGGGCGTTGCAGCGCCCGTTTTTTTGGGACTTCTTCGGTACAAGTGCGAACCGCGTAAGCGCTTCGCAGTTAGGAGTATTAGCAGAGATTCTCTGTTTTGAAAACAGGGTTTTTCTGTTTTGCTATGGCGCGCACAGCAATTGCAAAAACGCCTTTAGGTCAGAGACTTACTAAGGTGCGAGAAGCTATAGGCTTCCCGCATAGGAAGGCTTTTGCCGAAGAGATCGGTATAAATGCTGAAACTCTGGGGGGGTATGAGCGC